AAAAAAAAAAAAAAAGCCCCGCCATGATACGCATCGTTGAGAGGCTTGACGGGTTCAGATATCCACCCTCTTGCGCTTCTCCGATAGGCTGGGTGGATTTGTTGATGTTATTTTACCACAAATCGTGCAAAAAGAAAAGCGGCAAGCCCGAAAGCCTGCCGCTTTTGAATTGTCAGAGCAAAAGCTCAAAACTAATCCCTAGACAAGGTTAGTATATCACACATCTAGCATTTTTTCAATGCCTTTCAGACGGTAGCCTATTGCCGTCCGACTGTAATGCATCTGTGCTGCAATGTCCGGCAACGGAAGCCGCTCAACATACCGCAGTAAGGCTATCTTACGGTCAACCCTCCCAAGCGGTGCGCTTTTGATGGCGGCGATCATCTGCTGTCGGTCAAGTCTTTGCAGCGCAGCGGGCAGCACTACACGAGCCGCCGCCATGAGCAATGCCGAGCCAGAAAGGCTGCGGCAGCTCTCCGGCGTTGCGCACCATTACAGGGACGTTACCGAGATGGTCGATTTTGCCGCATCTCTTGATTTCACAAAATCGTTTCTGCTCGTATGTAGTGCTTGCCATGATATCCTCCTTACTGCTTTTGCAGTGCCGCTCGTGCCCGGTCAAAGAAAAACTGGATGACCTTGCTCATGGTCTCCTCGGTGATTGCCCACGAGACCAGCCTGCCCCACCGGCTGTTGTCCAGATAGTGGCGCAGCATCTTGACGCACCACGCCTTGCGCTCTGCGCCGCGCTTGGTGCCCTGAATCTCTTTCTCAGCTTGGTCGATGAGGTCAAGCACCAGCGTCTTGACCGCTGCGCCGTAGCCCAGACGGATAAGCCCCAGCACAAGCGACACAGCGCCCACAACGATGAGCACCAGCGCCAGCCATGCGGGCAGCGGGGTGAGAATGGTATTAAGGATTGCTTCCATGATTGGTTACTCCTTTCAGCAGGTAATTGTTAATGTCGGTCTTGCTTTTTAGCATACTTTCCCGATTGTTGCCGGATAGTTGTGCATCCAAAAGGTTCTGCACGCCAACGAGGACAAGTCGCATTTCTTCGTCAATGCAGTCAAAGCGTCGCAGGTCTCGGGCAAGGGCTTGTGTATGCTGGAGCTGCCCTTGTTCCAAGGTGCCGACGCGCTTGTCCAGCTCATCCAGCCGCTTGTTCTGCGCGTTGTCCGGCTCCTGTGCCTTCTTGATGTACTTATGGATGATTTCCAGCACCTTGTCAATCGTGATGGCAGCGGCGCACAGGCTGCCCAAGATGCCCAGCACCCACAGCAAAGCTTCTTTTTCAGTCATTTGCCCTCCCGGAGACGGTCAAGCCCCTTTTTCGCAATGATTTTGGTGTAGTCCTTGTAAGCGTGCGACAAGTCCACGTTGCCGCTCACGCCCGGCACGCTGGCGGAGCTTGTGTATTGCCACATCCCAAAGGAAAAGTCTGTTTTGGGCTTGTCCTCCGGCTTGGTCTTGCTCTTGTCTCTGGGATATATTGCTAGCCATACATCGTATTTGCGCAGCGCCGCGCCACCCATGTACAATTCCGTCTGCGCAAAATTTAGCCCGACATACAGCAGGGCATAAAAGCCCCAGCGCTCCACCGTATCAAGCGCATAGGCGGCAAGGTCGGTCAGCGCCTGTGTGGACAGCTTCTTGATTTTGTTGTCCTCCACGTCCACGCTGATGGGCAGCTCAAAGGTTTTTCCGGTCAAGGCAGTCTTGAGCAAGGAAAGCTCTGCGTCTGCCATCTCTTTATCTGTGGCGTAGGTGTAGTAGTACACGCCAACCGGCAGACCAACGCGCTTGCACTCGCGGTAGTTGCGCTCAAAGGTCGGGTCGATATACAGCCCGTCCTTGCGCTTGCTCAGCTTGCGGTTGGTGCTGACAGTTTTGAGCATTACGCCGGAGACAAGGCCGCTTGCCTTGACCTTGTTCCAGTTGATGCTGCCCTGCCAGCGGGAAACGTCCATGATAGGTCTCATACTCTGCTCCTTAATACTTTTCGCCGGTGCTCTCTTCATATTCCTTTGCGGTCAAGCGGTCGCGGGCTACCAGCATTTGCAGCATGGCTTTGCTCCACATCCCACTAGTGTAGTTCTTCTGTTCTTCGGTGGTTTCCTCTACCGGCACGCCCTCCAAAAGACAGAGGAACTCTACCTTTGCAACGGCGTTGGCAAGGTCTGCCGCGCGGTTTTCTTCTTCCTGCCGTGTCTTGATGCTTCCGGCGTTGTGAATAATTTCCATAATATTCTCCTTAGCCTAACGTGGTCATTTCGCAAGCCGGGGCGCAGCGATACACGCTGGTCTCGCCCAAGTTGTTGACGTAGCCGCTGGAGGCCACGCTGAAGGCACTGTAGCCGTCGCCACGATTCGCAGAGCGCAGCCGCACAGTGCGGCCCACAGTGCGCTGTGCAAGATCGCGGGTGATGCGCAGCGGGTAGGTCTGCCACAGAGCCTGCGGGGTCTTTGCGCCGGTGCGCTCTTTCCAGTAAGGCCAGTAGCCGGTGCCCTCGCCGGACACCTGCGGCGAGCAGTAGATCTCCTGCAGCGAGGGCAGGAAAATCTTGTCATAGGTCACCACAGCACTGCCGTCATCGGTGACGGTGTTGCCGTAGGTCACGACCTTCACGCGAGTCAGGGCGGCCTTGAAGTCGTCCGAGAAGCCAGCAAGGAAACCGGGCACGGTGTCCGCCTGGTCGGGCTTCATGTCCCATTCATCCTGCGGCTGCCACCATTCTTTTGCGGGTGCATCGCTGTTGAGGTACTGGCGGTATGCGGACTTATACCACCGGTTATCGCCGTAGCAAACCGGATGCAATCCGTTCAGCTTGCCGTTTGGCTTAGCAAGGAAAGTGCCGAGGTTCGTGCCATCGATGCCAGAAGAGACGTTGCAGGTTTCCAGCAGCTCGCTCTTGTTCTGGTCTTTATAGACGTACACCTTCCAGTTGGCGGGTGCAACGTCCGGTGCAAGATAGAAGCCGGTCAGGCGTGCGCCTGCGGGTGCGTTCTTGGTCAGGGTAAACTGATAGGCGCTGCCGTTTACGACGTTGGTGCCCCAGTCAAAGCCAATTATGATGTTGTAGGTGCCAGCCACCAGACCGGCCTCCGGCACAACGTAGAAGGCCTGATATGCGGAAAACTGGATACCCTCCAGAGACGCATAGTGCATCTGCATGACCATTGCGGGCGCGGTGGTGCCGGTCTCGCCCTCGGCGATATCGTCCGTCTTTACCACGTCCCACGGGCAGTCGTAGACTTTGCCGTCCTTGCCGGTGTAGGTGTTGACAAGCTGGGTGCCCACCGGGAAAACCGCCGGTGCGTTACCGGCAGCCACCACGGCCTTGATGCCGTTATAGTCCATCTCCTCCACCACGCCGGTCTGTGCCCGCGCGATCACGCCCAGCGAGCTGGACATACCCAGCAGGGCGGCGGTCATCTGGTCAAGCTTTCTGCCGTTGTCTTTTGCGGTCTGATCCAGATAGACCGGATCGGTTACCATAGTTTCAGCCATGTGTTTTGCTCCTTTCAGGATTTAACATATTTCATGCAGACTTTGCCGTCAACCACGACAAATCCGCAGGATTCGAGGGCTGTGGTGCGCGTATCCAGCGCTTGCTCTGCCTGTTCCGCGCGGGTGGTTTCGGCGGTGATGGCGGCATCCAAGCGCTGCTCCTCGCCCTTGGCGCGGGATGCTTCAGCGGCAATCCCGTCCGCGTTCGCCTGTTCCGCCGCCTTTGCCCGCTCAGTTTCTTCCGTGATTTTAGTGGATAGGGCGCTTTCGGCGGCTTGTGCGCGCTCTCCCTCAGCCGTGATGTTGTCAGCGTTGGCCTTTTCCGCTGTTTTCGCGCGGGAAATCTCCGATGCAAGGTCATCCCTTACGCCCCGGATCGCGTCACCGGTTGCTTTCGCATCCGCAGCCTTGCCGGAGAGGGAGAGGGTGGGGTCGATGGCTTTCTGGATGTTTTCACCTGCCGTGTTGGCGAACTGCTCCACATACTCGCCCATCTGGGCGAGATCCTCGCGCACCTCGGATGCCATGACGGCTTTTCGGATGCCGTCAATTACTTCTTTAAACGGTTTCATTGTCTGCCTCAATCGTTTGCAGCGCATAAGACTGCACATAAGATGCGTACCCCTTGAGCGTGCGGCTCAGGTCATACGCGGCGGTTGCTTTGCGGGCGCTGAGCGCCTGCAAGTCGGATATGCTGGAAAACTTTTTGCCGAAGGTGAACTCCTTCTTTGCGGGCTTGTCCAGCGGCTCTACGAGCTTGTTGCAGTTGATCCACACATCAATGCCGTGTGGCGCGGAAATAATGTGGGTCAGCTTGCCGAAAGCGATCCTGTCCGCGTCCACGCCTGCGTCCTTCAGGTCTACAGCTTTTACCGTGATGCCGTCCGCAAGTCGTAAGTGCTTGCCAAGCTCCATGTCCGCCGCGTCCTGAAGGGACTGCTGTGTGTTGGCCGTTCCGTCCAGCACCAGATACCGGGTGATAAGTCCGTACAGCTTCTGGGCGGTCTCGTCGTTGGCAGTAGCGGTCAGTGTGTTGGTGGTCTCCCACAAAAACCAGCCGCTTTTTTTCTTGCCGATGGCGATAACCCGGGTGACGATGTCCTCGGCCTTGACGTAGCTGGTCAGGTCAAGCAAGTTCGTGCCGAAGGTAATGCCCTGCACGTTGCGTTCTGTCGCGTCCTGTACATAGTCCAGATAGCGTGCTCTCTTGTTCAGACCGGGGAACAAGGGGTAAGGAATCGTTTCGTGCCGGGTTACCAGATAGCCGCCGTACACGTCCACAAGCTCGCTTTGCAGGATGTCCCACGTTTTTCCGTAGTTCTTGCCGTCGCCGAACTCGTGCAACTCCTCCACAAGCTGCGGGGTGTAGTCTGCGGACTTTTCCCCGTTGACGTACACGTTGACCGTGCCGTCTTTTTCCGTTTTGATGCTGTACGTTGTGGATTCGGTGTCCTTTTTGGCCACTTTAATGGTACTGCCAAACTTATAGGTCTCTATTGGCGTAGTGATGGACGGGGTAACAATGGTCTGCTCTGCATCATAGGTCTTGCTGCCCTGAGAGACTGCGTTTCTGCGGAGGGTAAACTGGTTGTCTCCCGTGCGCCAGGCAAGGTACTCCTTTCCGGTTACGATCTCGTTTAGCGGCCAGTTTTGTGCTGGTGGGGTCTGCACGTCCTCATAGTCGGAGAAAATGTAGGAAAACCTCTCTTCAAGTCGGTTCCCGTTTTGGGAGTACAGACCCCATGTCTGGTAATAGTCGCCTTGCTCGTCCGGGCTGCTGGCGGCATAGTCCAGCTTCAGATAGCACTTTTCGGCTACCGGAACATACCGCTTTTGCTCCTTCACCGTGACGTTTCCGATGCGGAAGCTTTTATAGCTGTCGGTCAGGCTGGTGTGTTTTTTGCAGAGAAAGTCCAGAAACTGCCGGATGGTCACGTCCTTGGCGGTGTAGGGTGGTACATCGGTGTCGTTGAGATAGGCAAGCTCGCCCTCACAGTACACCTTCTGCCGCAGCAGAAAATCCTGCTCATGGCTCATGACCCTGCCTTGCCAGATCTCCTTACCGTCCTGCTCCACGGATACCACCGTTTTCAGTTTTTGCAGATCGCTGTGTGCCACATTGCCCAGCGGGATGGTAAATTCCAGACTTCCGGCCTTGCCAAACTCCCGTGTCAGAGTGGGGTTGATCAGCTTTGTGGTCTCCAGCGCAGAGCCGGGCGCATAGATACAGACCCGGTTTTTCCAGCTGTCCACGCCGGTCTGCGTGCCGGCATAGATCTTGTAACTCATAAGCTTGCCCCCAGATACTTGATAGTGACGCTGCTTGCAGCAGTAGCGGTAAAGGTCAGGGTGACGGTTTCGCCGTCCGGGATGTCCAGCCCCTCCAAATACTGCCAGTCGGTCATTTTTGCAAGGATGCCCGCAGCGGTCTTATTGACCTGTATCGACACATCTGCCACGCTTTCGCCGCGCTGAAAGTAGACAGCCGCGGTGTGTGGTGCGCCGTAGATGACCACGTCCACCGGCGTATTGGCTGGCAGCGCAATGCTGCGGTAGTCCCGAAGGATGTCCGTTTCAAAGTTGATGTCGTCCCACCGGATATCCTGTGTGCCGTCGTAGACGTTGTACTTGTACGGGTTGCAGCTGCCGGTGATGGTGACCGTAGCGGAGAGCCGCCCCGGCACGAACTTGACGTGCCACAGCCCCTCCCAGTACCAGGAGGGATCATCGTCAAACACGCATTGCAGCCACTTGCCCTCAAGGGCATTGTGCAGACGGCTTTGCAGTACCTTCCACAGCTTTTTAGGCGCGGTGCACAGCAGTTCCATGGTGATGTCGCGCTTTTTGTAGTGCACCTTGCCGTCCAGCGAGGGAGTAAGGTTGAGCAGCGTGTCAGAGCCGGGTATCTGCACAAGGGTCTCGTCCGGTTCCGGCTCGCCGATGTTCGGACTGCCCACCTTCATGTACAGTCCCCACGTTGCAAGGGTGTCGTAGTTGCCAAGCTTTGCGCTGTGGATAGCCATTTAAACACCCCTTTCTGCCCGCAGGGTATACACGCCCATGCTGGTATCCATGTTGGTCGCAAGACGCGGTGTGAGCATATCGGCAACCTTTTCGCCGTCCATGACAAGCTGCCCGGTGCCGATATCCGGCAGATGCTCGTCCAGCATATCGCGGATCTGCTGCAAAATGCCCAGCTGTGCATCCGTGCCGGTGGTCTTTTCCAGATAGCGGTGCTGCATGGCTGCCCGGGTAGAGAACTCGGTCAGGCTGTCGTACACGTCATGCCCGGCAAAGGGGCTTTCGTAGTGGCTCACAGCCTGCCCGCCGCTGCTCTTGCCGAATTTGGAGAACAGCGCAGCGCCTAGCGCCACAACACCGGCCACAATGGCGATGATCGCGGCGACTTCCGGGTTTGCCATGATAAGGCTGCCCACCTTGGCCAGCAGCCCGCCTGCGCCCTGCGCGATCACGCCAAGGTTGCCCATGCCGCTGGACAGCCCGGCAATACCAGCGCCCGCGTTTGAGACAAAGGTGCCCATGCCGGTACCCATGGTGCCCAGCACGCCCATGATCTTGCTGCCGACATCGGAAACGTTGATGCCCAGATCCTGAAATACATTGCTCAAGCCCTTAACGTCCGTTGTAACGCCGTCTGCCTCGGCTTTGATGCCGTTGGACATGATCTGCTTAAAAGCGTTGTACGCCTCGCTCAGACCGCCGCCGGAATACGCCTCGTTGATGGCTTCCAGCGCCTTGTTTGCCCAGTCGGACAGGACTTCGCGCTGCTCCTGTGACACCTCGCCCCACATCATGTTGACGATATCCAGACCAAGCGCCGCCCAGTCCTGATTTTTCAGGTCGGTGTACAGGTTCTTGCCAAGCTTGAAGATCCCGCTGTTGAACTGCTGCTGCGCCTTGCTCTGGTTCTCTTCAATGCGCTTTTGGGTCGCCTTGATGCTCTTGTCGATGTTTTGAGCGGTCTCTGTTACTTTGTCCTGCACGCCGTCAATGTAGCTGATGACCTTGGTGTAGGTTTGCCTCACGCCGTCCACAATGCGCTCGCCGGTCTCGGTGGCGGTGGTCTTGATGTGCTGGCTGCCGTCCGCGTAGGTTTCTACGGCCTGCTGCGTGGTGGTTGTGATGCCGTTGAAGGTCTTTTCTGCAATGGTGGTCAGGGTGCCAAGCAGGGTCTTGGACATATCGGCGTAGACCTTTTTGGTCGTGGTGCTTATCTTGCCGTTTGCGTCCGTAACTTTCTTGGTCACAAGCGTATAGGTGGTAGCAACGCCGTTGACCATCTCTTTGCCGGTCTCGGTAGTGGTCTCGGTCACGCGGTCTTTGATTTTGCCCGCTGCGTCCTTGACCTTCTCCTGCAGGGTCTCAACGCTTGTAGTCACCGCGCCCAGCGCGTTCTGTGCGGTGGTGGTTGCGGTGTGCGTCACGGACGCTATGACGGTTTCGGTCTTGGATTTTGTTCCGGTGCTCTTGCCGGAGGAGCTGGAAGGACTTGTAACGATGGAGCTGCCGCCGCTTCCACTCGTGGCTGCCGCTTCTGCCTGACGCTCAGACCAGCTTTTGTTGCTTACGCTTTTGCCGGAAAGAGCATTCTGCCGTAGCCGGTCCCTGTTGCTTTGCTTTTGCTTGTCTGACTTGTAGTCCTCGTAGCTGTCGTAACCAGAATAAGCGTTTTTCCCCAGTGCTTTGTTCAGATAGTAGCTTGCCTTATCCAGTGCACTAACAGCCGCGCTGCCAAGCTGCCCAAACTTTTTGATGATGGCACTGATGGGGTTATCCAGTTCAAGGATTGCGTTCCCGAGACCCTTCCATCCGTCCTCCTTGTAGGCTTCCTGCGCTGCGACAACCATGTCGTTCAGGTGGCCTATCACAACGCCGATGCCGGAGGAAAGGTCGCCGGTCATAAGCCCGGCCAGCTGGCTGACGTTATCCTTCAGGGTGGATATACGCCCGTTCATGGTCTGGCTCTGGGTGTCCATGGCGTCATAGTAGCGCCCGCCCTCCTCGCTGGCGGCTATAAGCGCCTGCGAAAGAAGGTCGTAGCTGATGGTCATGTTCTGGACTTCCTGCACCGATTTGCCGGTGTAGTCAGCCAGCACCTGATAAACGTTGATTCCGGCATAGGCAAACTGCTTGATGTCGATTGCGGACGCTTTGCCCACATTGTAGATCTGCTGCAGGTTTGCAGCCATGCGGGACAGTTCTGCGTTACCGCCGCCTGTTGCGGAAACTGCATCACCCAGCGCATTGATGACCTTGCGGGAATATGCGGCATTTTCGCCCGCGCTGATGAGCAACTGGTTTGCCTGCGTCAGGGATGCCACGTCAAACGGGGTGCGGGCTGCGTCCTCCTGAATAGCCTGCATGGCTTCCTGTGCGGCCTGTGCGCTGCCCAACATATTGGTAAAGCCGGTGGTGTACTTTTCTATCTGGGCGTTATAAGAAATGCCCATCTCCACAAATCCCTTTGCAAGGCCTACCGCTTTTGTCCCAAGCGAGGTAAGCATATTTGCAAGGACAGTCGCTTTTGCGCTGGCTGCTGCAAACTGGCTTGCCATGCCTGAAACGCCGTTCCCTGCGGTGTTTGCGCTGCGGTTCAGCGAGTTTGCGGCGCTTTGCGTCTCTTTTCTGGCCTGCTCGATGCTCTGCTCATACTCGGAGGTATCAAGCCCCAAAGTGGCCATCAAATTGAAAATAGTCAGGTCTCACCACCTCCGTTCTGCTCTGCGGCTTTTTTACTGTCTGCAAGCGTCTTTTCCCAACACGCCTGCGCTTCTTCCAGTGTTGTTTCGTGTCGGCGCTGGGATAGCGGCTTGTCGTACTCTGCCATGATCTCGCTGAAGGACTGCTCAACCTGATGCCCCAGCGATACAGCACAAAGAAAAAGCATATCAGCCGTATACAGCTGGTATGCTTTTGTGCGGTGGCGTTCGCGCATCTCGCTGATGACGAACCAGACGAAATACTTTATTCCGTAGGCGCGGAGATGCTGGAGGTCGGCTCGGCAGAGGTAGTGCCAAAACTCAGGCCGTTCAAGGCGGCCAGCGATGACAAAAAATCCTGCATATCCTCCTGCATCACGGACTTGGTAAGCGCGGTGAATGCCTTGGGCAGGGTGTCTTTCTCGCCCTTTTCCAGCGTGTACAGCTGGTGCAGGGCGTTCATGGTGCGCTGCGGGTCAAGCTTCATGAGGGGCTTAATAAAGTCCAGCGCAGCCAGCGCAAACTCACGCGGGGTCAGCTTTTTCTTGCCCTCTGCGGTTTCGGCAGGCTCTGCACCCAGCAGCTTCAGGGCGTTGGCAACAATGGTCTCCCGGGCGGCTTTGGTCTCCGGGTTGTTCACGTTGTCCTTTGCGTCCATGATCATGCGGGTGATGCCGTCCACCGCGTCATACAGCTTGGGCAGGGCTTCCACGGGGTCAAGATTGATGGTAAGGATCATATTACTCTGCCTCCTTGACGTAGAACTCCATAGGCACCTTGCTGGTGTCAGTCATGTCGTAGTGACCCTTCAGGCTCAGCGTGATGTTGCCCTTGCCGTCCTTGGTGGTTTTCAGCTCAAGGCCGCCGTCGCTCACGGCCTTCATCAGCTTGACCGCAGCATAGCCGCCGCCGATCAGATTGCCATGCCACCAGATATCCATGAAGTCATCGTTTTTGTAGTCCTCGCGCACGGTGATCTTGTTGGTCTCCACGTCTGCAGCGCCCAACTCCAGCTTGATGGTGTCTGCGCTCACGGTCATGCAGGTGGTAGACATCCCGCAATCCCAACTGGTGATATGCTTCAGCTGGTAGGTGTTCTCGGGCACTTCGTCCAGATCATCGCCCAGATCAATAGTGTTGGGCTTGCAGCTGACGGTGATGCCGCCGGAAGTCAGGCAGATCATATCCTCCGCTGCAATGGGGGTAGTACCCGCCGGGTCGAACTTCTTGAGCAGCGCGCCGGCCTGAAACTGAAGCTTTTTGAAAGCATCTGCCGAAATGGCGTGATACATTTTGTTCATGCGTTATCCTTTCTCACACCACAAAGGATGTGACGTCAAAAGTAAGGTATGTGCACAGGTATTTTTCCGGCGGGTTATCCATAGACTGCGCCCACGGATTGCCTGCGCATAAAAGAATTGCGCCGCCCTCGCACTCGATGGTAAGCCCATCACCAAGGGCAGCGCGCATCTCATCTGTTTTGCGGATGATGGGCAGCTTGCCGCCGTCCACCGGATACCACAGCCGTGCATGGAAGGTGCTGCTCTCGTCAAACCCCTTGGGGATGACAGGCAACACCGTGATATAGGGCAGGGAAGCGCCCTGTGGCACGAAATCCTCCGGGTATACAGGAACATTGAACAGCGTAAAAAAGCTGTTCAGCGCCGTTGTAACGGCTTCTGCTACGCCCATCAGGAAAGCACCACCTTTTTACACTGCACAACGGCAAGATTCATCCCGCTTTCGGCGGGCGAAATCTTGTCGCTGCTCGCGGTGGTCACCTCGTAGGTCTGCCCGTCGTCCAGCCGCTTGATGCGGTCGAAGGGGGACAGCTTGATGCCCTTGTCCACATAGAGGGAGTAGGTGGACGCCGTGCCCTGCTGCTCTGCCTGTTGCGCTTCAATGGTCTGGTCGTGGCGCTCGATGGCGAGGAACTCCATGCCGTCCTCCCATGTGGTGGTAGAGCCGAAAAGCCCATCCGAAACCAGCTTTTTGACCATGAAACAGAATCTCTTGGTGAAATTCTCCATCACGGTAAATTTAGTGAAATCGTTTACAGGCATTACAGTTTCCTCCATTGGTTGATCTCCCGGCGGTAGCGGGTGCAGCCGTCTGCGGGCAAGCCATCCGTGCCGGTGGCCATGGTGCCGCTCCATCCGTTGAAAGACTGGGAAACATAGCGCCCGCCGCCGGGGTCGGCTGCATCGTAGTCGGTGATCTTCTGGGCAAGCGCCACAAAATCAGGAGGGACGCGCATAGGCTGCACCGTGCCGGTGAAGGTTTCCGGGGTAAGGTCTCCGTCTCCCGCCTTGTGCACGCCGTCGTTAAAGACAGATCCGCACACAAGGAAATACTGCCCGGCGGACACCCCAGCGGGGACAGTATCTGCCGTAAAGGTAAATTCCCCGGCGGTGGGGTCATCGTACCGGTCAAAGAAGTTTCGCGTGTACACGCACAGTTCTGGCACAGTCATGCGGGGTCACCTCCCTTGTAGATTAGACCGATTCGCCCGGGGTGATGGTCTGGACAGAGATGCCGTCCAGATACTCGGCAAACAGGGTCACTCCGGTGATGGCAAAGCTTTCGGACACGGCGGTGGTGTAGTTGCCCTGGGTGTGGAAGCCGATCAGGTTGCTTGCCTCACCCGCGGTGGTGTACACCAGACCAGCCTTGGCGTAGTCGCTGTCGGAGGGGTCAACGTAGTACATCACGATGTTGTCCACGGGGGTGGCAATGACCTTGCCCTTTGCGATCTCGCCATCGGACAGCAGGAAAATGGTGTTGTAGCCCATGAAGTCCTTGATGTACTGGAAGCCGTACTGGTTCTGGATGGTGATGTTTGCGGTGCCCAGATACTCGGCCACATCCATGACGTTCACGAAGCCCACCACGCCGGTGACGGTGCGGTGCATGTTCTTGAACTTGTTCTCCACGCTGCCCTTTGCCATCGCCAGAGCCATCTGGAAGGTCTTGGGCGTGCCCTTCAGGCTGCCGGTGTTCAGGTACTTGTAGAATTTGTCGGTCACCTTGGCGGTCAGGTCGTACAGGAACTCGTCATCAGTCTTCTGGACAGCGACCTCGTAGCCGTAATTCTGGATCGCTTCCAGGGAGACGGCCTTGGCGTACTTCTCGATGGTGATCTTGCCGTAGTCCTTCTCTTTGACGGTGTACTGGCTGTAGGGGATCTCCTCGCCCTCTGCCACGGTGCCGCTCTGCAGGGTGCCCTGTGCGTACTTGCTCTTCAGCACAGTGCCAGGCTGCATACGGATGGGGCGCATGATGCCCATGATCTCCCGCAGATGATCCCAGTTGCGCTGGAAGCGGGTCACGAAGTCGATCTCCCGGGGGTTGACGGTGATCTCGGTGGTGGTAATCAGATTTTCTTTTGCTGCCATAGATTATTCCTTCCCGCCGCCTGTAAACAGGTCGGCATTTGCTGCAATCGCGGCCTGACGCTCGCCAGCGTCCTTGATTGCAAAAATCTGGTCTTTGGTCATTTTGGATCCGGTGTTTGCGGGTGGATTGTCCACCGGTGCGCCCTTGGTGGAGGTGCTGCCCACATAATCGCTCCAATCGGTTTTCAGGCTCTCAGCCAGCTTGTCCGCGTTCTTCACGTTGCCCTTGCTGTCCAGTTCCATCTTGTCGATGTCCTCGCCGGACAGGCGCACGATGCGGTCAAAGTACTTTTCCAGCACACCTGCGGCTTTAAGCTGCTCCCGGAACTTGGATTCCTTTGCGGCTCTGGATTCCTTTGCGGTCTGCTGGGTCTTGTAGTCGGTCAGCGCCTGCTCGGCGGTCTGCTTACCGCTGTTGGCTGCGTCCCGTTCCTTTTCCGCTGCAACGCGGGCGTTTTTTTCGGTATCCAGTTCGTCCCGGAGGGCATCGGTCTCCTCGTGCAAGGCGTCCAGAATGGCTTTTGCCTTGTCATCGTTGGAGGTTTCGGCGTTTTCCAGAATCTTGCGGATATCTGCTCTTTTGAGTGCCATGTGTGTGTCCTTTCTGCCCTTGCTTGGGCTGCCATGCTTGGCAATAAGGTTATTTTGCCGGACGTGCTGCCGGTGTGGTGCCGCTTGCAGGGGTCGAACCTGCAACTACCCGGTTATGAGCCGGGAGCACTGCCAGTTGTGCGAAAACGGCATAAAAAAGCGGCTGACGCTGTGCGCCAACCGCTGGATATTGAGTTTTATCCGTCCTGTGCTTCTCTTACTGCAATCTCTTGCAGCTCCTTAATATGATCTTCCACCGCCGGGCGCAGGAAGGGGCGGGGAGCCATGCCCCGTGTAAAGTGCCATTTGCCGTTGAAGTCCTGCCAGACCCACGGCGTTTTGCGTCCGTTGCCCTTCTCGGCAAAGATACCGGTGCCCAACTCCACATAGACGCTGTAAAACAGGTTTGAACCGATGGTCACGGTCTTTTGCGCCGCAGATACAACGTAGGTGAGGGATGCTTTCAGCGCACCGCCAACATAGTTCTCTATGCCGGTGCTGTCTGCCGTGCCGGTGGGCACAAGCAGCTGCGCATAGTCCTGCACCTTCATGCCCCAGATGGTTAGCACACGCTCCACCCACGCTTCCAGAGCTTCATGCAGCTGCGGGGTGTTGTCGGTGACTTTGATGTTGTAGTTAAATTTCATGGTTTTGATTATTCTTCAAAGGGCGCCCACATTCAGGGCAAAAATTGGGATACCAAACCGCTTCATCGTTGCACCATGCACTCAAATAAACCTTTTTTGATTTATCAACGCCAATGCTTAAAAAATCGCCAACGCCACTGTCAACAATATTTTCTTCGTGTATACGGCTTGTGTCACAGTATTTACACATTTACTTTTTCTTCTTTTTCCTTGAAACAAAGCCAATCCATGCGCCACCCTGTTCAACCGTTACTCCAAACGGCTTTTGTGACAACTGCATCAGCTTTGTGCGGTCACTTGAAGTCATGCCCTTTAGATCAAAAGCAACTTTTGGGCCGCTCTTGTCCCAATATGTGGTGTGAGACGGAGAGGAACCATCGCCACTTCGATATTTGTTGAGATCAACGCCAACTTGCTCTTTCACAAAAGACACAACATCGTTATGCGTTTTCTTGTATCTCGAACTGTCCACAACAACGGCGGTTCTCTTTGCCTCAGATTCAAACTCGTGTTCGTTGGCGTTCCAACCGCCCGCTCTCGCAGAGCTACCCGAACCTCTTTTACTCACGATAGTGCCTCCTTTCGTATTGAAATGGCTTAATTTTTGTGACATTCCAGTCGAACTCTGCCGGGCACTTCCCATACCACAAAATGCCGCTCGGTTGCAGCACTTCCAGCGCCTTGCGGCAGTGTTTGGCAAAGCACTCTGCTTCGTATGGGTCAGACTGTGTGCCGTGGCTCGAAATGCTCACGATGGCGTTTCTGGGCTCGCCGTCAAAGCACCAGTCATAGCTTTGCTCTCCGCACCAGCAAAGCGTTGGAATAACGTGAATGCCGTGCGCCTGCCAGTATGCGGCAAGCCAGTGCTTTTTGTAATGCATAAAAAGCTGCACCGCAAGCGGCATATCGCTGTAAAGCGAAAAATCCGGAGAACATACCGCGCCGAACTGCTGCAAAAGGGGAATGTATTTGTCTGGGTTGTTCCAGAACCGTTCAAACTGGTAATCGTCCTTGTAAAAGTGCACGCCTTTTGTGACCTTGTCTTTGGCGGTCAGCGCATAATTGACCGGGATCCATTCCAGCTTGTCAATGCGGATGTCCGTTTCTGGCTTGATTTCAGGAATGCCATACTTGCCCACGCCCGGAAAAATCATCTTTTCGGTGTTTTCCATTGGCAGAATCACGGTTCATCCCTCCAAGCCTTACTTTTTCTTGAGCTTACAGCTTGTTTTCTTCCGCAAACTTTTCCAGTTCTTCAAGCGCCGTTTCGTAAGAATCCAGCACGTCATAATCTTTAAGCGCCGTACTTTTTGCTTTCTCTACCTTTTCTTTCCATTTTCGTATTAACGGCTCCACATCGCAAACCAACGCTGTGGGTTCTTCTTTTTTACATATGATAGAAAACAGCTCTGAAATTCCTCTGTTCCAGTTTTCCATTGCTTCTTTTGCTTCCATCATTTTTCGTTCTCCTTTCTCCGTTTTCTCTCTTCTGCCCACCACATTTGCTCTTTTTCGGTGCCGCCCTTTGCCTTGTACCACTCGGTATAGGTCAGGTCAGATGTAACCTCTTTTGTCGTGTTTTCCCGCCGCATAGCGTCCTTCCGTGGGTACTTTACAAGCGCCCCGGTCACCTTACAGCGGCAGTGATAAACCATTTCCGGCGCTGCGTTTGGGTCTCCCGGGTACTGGATCTCGTATCCCTGCACCTTGAACGGCTCGTCAAGGGCGGCGGTCTCCTGATCCAGCAGCCGGTGCATCTCGCGGGTGCGGTAGTCCAGCGTGCTGTTCCAGCGCTTCTGTACCTCAATACCAATGGCTTGAGCGTTGCGCAGCTGCTGCATCGTCCCGGCGTTCTGTGCGCCGGTAAGGGCTGTGATGGCGTTGTTCATCGCCCAGTGCACTTCGGTGTCTGCCATGCCCTGCACACCCTGCACCGCAATGTCATGGACGCTTTTGCCCTGTATGATGCCCTTTGTGACGTACCGGTTGAACACCCGGGCGTCGTAGGTTTTGTTACTTTCGCTCTTGATGCGCTTGTTTGGCACAAGCTTGGGGTTCTCCAGCAGCAGCCGCTTGACCGCTTCTGTGTTATACAAGGTCAAGTTGAACGCCACGCCTGCGGCCTGTTCCAGCTCGTAGAACGCCCAGTTTGCGCCAAGGGCAAAGATATCGTACTGTTCATCTCGAGCCAGCTTGTACGCCGTCTGCTGGGCTGTGGTGCACGTCTGGGTGATGTTGTCCAGCTTCTGGTGCATCATCTCGGACTGAAACACCTGATTCCGCAGCCATGTGCGATAGTCGCTCTCGGTGATCTTCCCGGCTTCCAGCTGCGCCCGCTTGTATGCGTCCAGCTTCCGGTAGTGCTCCAGAAACTCGGTCAGCTGCTCGGTCATTTCCCGGCGGGCGGTGCCATAGACCCGCAAAATTCGGCGGCGCAGCCTGTTCAGCTGCCGGGTGGAGATGCGGTCAAGGTCGGTCATCGTTTTTCCCTGCTGGCTCCCATTTGATGTTTCCGAGCTCGTCAACTCCGACCGCCCGGACTTTTGGCATATTCCAATCTATCGTGGGCGGCTGCATCAGTTCAACTGCATTTGCAAACCGTTCCAAAAGCTTCCGGTCGTTTTCGTCCAGTTCAATGACAAATTTGCCGATGATGTTTTCAGCCATTGTCGTTGTCCTCCTCTTCCTCGTCCACGGTCTCCCGCGTTGCGCTCTCTGCCATCAGCGCAGCCTTGGCCTGTTCCTTCTGCTCCTGCGTCAGGTTCGGCAACAACTCTATTGCCATCTCGTTTCCGATGATGGTCGCTTCCGCAATCGCCATGTCCACCTGCTCCTTGGTGTTGGAGATACGCACATGGGTGTACTGCGGCTTTGCGTCCGGCAAACCGGCGATCTTGAGCACCTGACGCACAAACTTGGTGACCTGCTGTTCAAAGTCGCGGGCGTTCTCGTCCAACGGCTGATAGGCGGCTTCCAGATGGTCGTTGGTGCTGTCTGCGCTCACGCAATGCACGTCCAGACCGCCGAAATCCTCATACAGGGAACTGTGCAGACGCTGCAACAGGGTCTCACGCGCCTGTGTGGGGATCTCCTGCGTGTAGGGCTGCACACTGCCGCCGTTGGTACCGGCGTTGTCCACGTTGGCGGCGTGGTTGAACCGCAGCCGCTGCATGAACCGGCGCAGATCATCGTCTTGCATGCCGCCGTAGTTGGAGATAAGCCAATAGACCTGCGCACATTCGCGCAGGTCATCGCAAAAGCCGTTGACGATCAGGTCAATGTTGTCAATATAACCCTTGAGATTGACCAGCGTGCTTTGCTTGGCGCTGCTGCCCCACAGCGGAACAATGGGCAGCGCGCCGTACCCTTCGCCCTCTACGATCTCGTCACCGGCGGGGGTGGTGGTTGTGGTGGTCTTGTAGGGCTGCTGCTCTCCGTACTGATGCAACAGGCGCTCGCCCTTGCTGTCCTCGGTGTAGCGGGTGTAGCCGCTCTCCTCATACAGGACAGCGTGCATGGGCTTGTCTGGCTGCAAGCGCCAGAACCGGATACCGGCACGCATAGTGCCGTCCTGCTCGTCATACAGGGGCGCAAACTCGGTCAGTTTGAACACGTCCAAATGGTCGTTGTTCCAAAAGCCAAAGCTTTCGCCGTGGATGCAGGCAAGGTAACCCAATCGGTAAAGCTGCTCGTCAAAGCTTTCGCCCAACTTTGCCTTTGCGTTGTCCTCGCCCGGCAGGGTGATACCGTTTGCAAGGCTATATGCCACACGCTGCACGTTGAGCCTGTGGAATGAGTTGCTTTTCACGGTCTCCGGGCGGGCTCTTTTTGTGATGCCGTTGAGCTTGTAGTCGATGTCGGCAAGCGCATCCAGAAAGTCGTCCACGCCGGTGTTCAGCTGCTTGTCGTACTTGTCAGCCTTTTCAGCGGTACGCACCGGGGCGCTTGTGACGTGTTCGGCAATAAAGCTTTGCACAAAAGCGGTTTTTGCTGCGGGGTCGTTCTGTACCGCTTCAAGGTCTTGGTATGTTCTCACTTGCTTTGCTCCTTATTTTCCGGGCTTGTGCCACACAAGCTCCATGGCGTATCGTGTTGCGTCTATGTGGTGGTTATCGTGGTCTGGGTATCCGGGCAGCGGCTCGCCGTTCTTGTCCGCGTCATACTCGTACTCGGTAAACTCTTTCAGGGTGTCCGGGCATCGCACCGGGTCTATCACGATGGCAGTCAGGCTTTGCAGCCACTTCACGCCTTGCCCCACGCTGTTGGGGCCTTTTATAGCGGGCAGGCACTTGATGCCCCATGCGGTAAAGTCTGTGCAGCTTTTGTTTTCCGCGCTGTCTGCGGTCAGTCGCTCGCTCTCCGGGTGCTCCATAACGTGCCGGTCTTGCAGCATCTTGAACGTATCCTCGTTGCGTGTGCGCCGCACGGTGATCTCGTCATAGATATACAGGGTCTTGCGGGCTGCGTCGTAACTCATGCAGTTATAGGCAAAGGGGTCAGGATACCAGCCCCAGTCAATGCCGTGATACTTGCGCTCAAACCTTGCTGGGTCTATCTTTTCTGCCCGGATGTTGGTAAAAACTTCCTTGCCGCAGCCGGTCACCTCGCCCAGGTATTCGTGCTTATAGGCGATCAGGTTATTTTCCTTCAGGGCTTCTGCTCCTTGTAAGAAAAACGCTCCAAGCCACTCTTCCGGCACATCCAGATAGCAGGAATTGTGAACAACGGTGTCTTCGTGTTGTTCCAGCACAAAGCGGTTCATCCAGTTGCGGGCAGCCGCCGGGGGGTTGTAACTCATGAACTCGTAGGCATCTCCTCCGCGCAGTGCGGACTGCCGGACGCTGCGCAGTTGTTCTGCGCCGTCCATCTGATCTGCTTCCTCTACCCATAGAATGCCGATTGCACCAAAAGGCGGCTTGATGGACTTGATTTTGGTCTCGTCGTCCAGTCCTCGGAAGTAGATGATCTGCCCGGTCACGTTGTCTGTGATCTCCATAGGCGATACCTTGCAGTTGTATCGGTTGTCTTGCCGCAGTTCGTGTATTGCCCATTTGATCTGTGCATATACGCTGTCACGCATGGTGCCGCCGACTTTGCGGCAGACACAAGCGTGCATCTCTGGATTGCAACGCAAAATCTCGATGATTTTTAGGCTGATGTAGGATGATTTTGTAGAACCACGTCCGCCCTTGAATATGTAGGAGCGGTTGGGCTCTATGTGGCGGTTCAGGTCAACAAACGCTTTGCCAATGCACCGGGCGGGCAACTCAAAGCTGCTTTCCCCGGCGGCGCTGCTGGCTTCTGTCCATTCCTCCCACTTCTCTACGGCTTTCATATCGCCGCTGGCGGCTGCCATGTAAACACCGGCAGAGATTAGCGCGTTGTTGGTCACGCCCGCTGCCGTATACACGCCCAGCGTCTCAAGCTTCTCGAGGTTTTTCTTGTTGGTGATGGGTGCTGCGGCAATCTGCGATGCAATGGAGGATAGGGTCTTTGCCTGCCGTTTTGCCACGCCGCTTGCAATGCCGCCTTTTTTTGCGGTTTGTGCCTGTTTACTGCCTGCTTGAAACTGCGTGGCACGTCCCGCTTCCGGGTCTATCTTACGCCGTGCCATGCCTTACTCCTCTCAGAAATCCAAATCTCGCGTGCCGGGCTTTGCGTAGCGCTTGCCCTTTTTCAGGTCTAATGAAGAAAAGTCCATTGCTCTCTTTTTTCGCGCCATCTGCTCACCTCCCTGTAAAACAAAAGCCGCCCATGCGGACGGCAGAATATCAAAATAAGCAGCGCTCCGTACATTCAGTTTTTTCGGACAACGTAAACGGTGGAGCGCCGCTGCATCCGGAACTTTCGCGGCCAGATGCCCCGCTATCTGCGCCGCCCCCTCATAGGATGCGCGCCTGGTGCTGCCAGTTGGATTTGAACCAACGCCCACACCGCATTAACTTCTGCGCTGGCTAAACGCAGAGCCATGGGTGGTGTGTATCGCCAATGTTACCTTGCATGTATCAGATGCAAAGCGCTCTAGCCCACTAAGCTATGGCAGCATATCGTAATGTGTCCACTGTGGACACCCGCCGGGTGGATGTGATGTCTTGTTAGTCATGCGCAGCCTTCTCACAGGGTACGCAGCTGGCATTCCCGGCAGGGCTCAAACCTGCAGCCTGCGGTTTTGGAGACCGCTGTTCCATCACTTGAACTACGGGAATATATTTATGCCGCGTGCAGGAATCGAACCTGCAACTACCCGGTAATGACCCGCATGCTCTGCAGGTTGAGCTAACGCAGCGTAAAAAAAGGCCCGCCTGCAATGCACGGTGCACATCATTCATAACAGGCGGGTAAAAATATTTTCTGAATAAATCGTATCAGAAGATTTTGTGAATCGCGCGGATAACAGGCCGCGCCCCTTGCATACAGCCGCGCCCTCCGATCTCTGCCAGAGGCTCGCGTTTTGTGTGGTCTGCACGGAAACCGAAACGCCGCGCATAGCGCACAAAGTGGCTTTCTTTGTTGCTGATCGGTAAGGCCGAGAGGATAAGGCCAGCGCCGAGACGCGTCAAAAACTTTGCCATGTCACAAATCAGTTCTTTCAAGCGCTCAAACATTTGTATGCCTCCTCTCCAAAAGTGTCCACTGTGGACACTCTAAAATCACGCTAGCCGCCCTTGGAATCGAACCAGCCGTGTCTACACACACGCGCCGCGCTCCAAACTGCGCTCAGGCGGCATATAACAAAAGAAAAACCAGCACGTTTCCATGCTGGTTCTGTTGACGCACATCCTGCCGGGGGAATTATGGAAACCGGTGTACGGATTATGTGGCCTCCGGTGCGTGCGGAGGTTGTGAGGGCAGGTAAGGATACCCTGCCGCTCTACACGCAGCCACAAGCGGGATGTCAGCCCATGCGTCAGGTGGTCGCTACTTCGGGAGAGCAGCGTGTCGGAGCCGTTAGCCGGATTCGAACCGGCACCATCAAGCCTGTATATGCGCATTGGTTAAGTGCGCAGGGATGTCAGAGATGTGTCACCAGCGTTGTCCCGCCTTAACTCGGCGGCGCTCTGCCAATTGAGCTATAACGGCATAGAAGCAGCCCGCGAAACGAGAGGAAGAAAAATGCCGGTCAAGCCTTGGGAGGAAAGCATTTTGGGGGGGATTCGTTTCGGAGACTGCGTGGCAAGCGTCTCACCGCTTTCGGCGGTTCCGCTTATACCAAGTTTAGCACAATGCCTGTGTCATTTGGATATTTGCAGTATGAAGGTGCATTGCAAAAAATCAGGGCGGGTTTTGTGCGGTTTGTGCAACATTACCGAAGCTGCCCCAAATCTCTGCCAGATAGATGCTGCCCCACTTGATGTAAATGGAGACCTGGTTTTCTTCCGAAAGCCCCAACTCCTCGCAGACCTCGCGTTGCTTTTTGTTCTTGACGTAGTACAGGCACAGGCAGTCAGCCTGTTTTTTGCTGGATTTGCTTGCCGTGATACAGTACGCCCGCCGTGTGGCTTCAATGCGCAACAGGCACAGGTCTGTTTCCATCTGCTGCAGACGTCGCTGCTCGTCCGTGATATCCGTTGCAGCAAGCCCGACCTTGTCACCGGCACCACCGCCGCCGGGCATCCCGTTCAGGCTTGGGGTGGTCTTTTCGGCAACTTCTCGGATGCGCTGGATCTTCTGCTTTTGTGCTTCAACCGCCGCAGCCATATCCCGGCACTGCTGGAACCACGCCTTGACCGTGTGGTAGTCTACGCCGGTGCGTGGCTTTGGCTGTTCGTTTTCAGGTGTCCATGACCGAATCATCTGCACGCCTCCATCACAAATCAATCACCATCGTCTCGACTTCTTCGACTTTGCCCGGATTGACTTCCTTGTATGCAAAATCATCATTGTTGTATTTTTCCATTGCTTCTTCTGCGCTGTCTGCCTCAACATAGGCAAAGCCGGAAAAACTCACCTTGTATCCGTGGTCTCCAATTGCATACTTGCCCATAAAAAACACTCCATTTCCTCAATCCAGATTTCCACTCTGGGGTTTTTCTTGTCGTAGTCCACCCGGCTGCCATCGTGGGCGGCAACGATGCTGCTGTTATCGTCTGCCAGCACACCGGCCTTTACCAGTATGTCGCAGGTGGCTTCGATCAGGTTTGCAAGGTCAACCTTGCGCCGGGTAGCCATGTAGTACACGCACCTCACGTTCACGCGGGCAGAAATAGGCTCAGGCGGGGCGCGTATCTGCCATAGACATCCGGTCTGGTATTCCTCAAACGCCGCGCTTGGGGCTACGTAGCGCCGTCCTCCGCGCCCTTGCAGGATGCGGGAAGAATTTTTCTTTGTGCGGGGGTCACCGTAAAGGATAATTTTCATTCGTAATTCTCCATGTAGCACCAGCTCTGTGGGGGCCGTGAAATATCCCGGGACCGGGATGCGTAACAATCTTTCTTCATGTTGTCCCATTGCAGGCAAGTGCAACAGTCGTCAACATGCCCGCAAGGTTTCATGCCCCAAAAATTTTTGAGCTTTACCGGCTCATCCCATATTTTTAGGTCAGAAATGTGCCAGCCGTATCCCGGATGAATGCCGAGGTATTTGGAAAGTTCTGCATCCGTCAGGCAGGTTGTAAGCTCCTCTCGTTTTACATTTCTTTCTTCATCGTTGTTTTCCGGCAGTGTGTAAACCGGCAAACTCAAGCTTGGAGCCGTGAAATTGAATCCGCTGCTGTCCCTGTCGATTTTATAGATTTCGTCACAGACAAATGTTCCGATAACACGTTCTTCCATCTGCTGTAATCCAGTTTTTGGAAATCTCTGCCACCAGTTTCCTGCACCTGTGCAGTAGATGTACACCTTGAACGGCGTTTCCAGCTTCGGGCGGGTCTTGCGTACCTCCACGGTTTTCATCCCACTCCAAATCAGCTTGCACAAATTGGGCCGGATGCTTATCAGAACAGCCTTCATTTTTTCATCATCCCTTCCATTGCCAGCTGCTCGCACTGCTTTCATAAATTTCCTCCCATCAGATCATCAATCTGCATTTGCACCGCCTGTTCCGGCACATCTTCCCATCCGATGCCGATGTAGTCCAGCACGCGCCCCCAGCCGTACCAGTTGCCGTTTTCATCGCGGCAGACGTGCTTCATCCAGAACTCCCACTCTTTGGGGTTTGTCTCACGAAGAACGTCAAACCGGTGCGGTCTGCCCTCGATGTGGATGCCAAAACCGCACATGGTACAGCCGGTGCGCTGTGCCTTGGTGGTGTATAGCTTTCCGTCTCTGTCTTTTGCAATCTCGCCGTATTCGGCAGGCACGGGCACGTCAAGGTCAAGTGCAAGCTGCAAGACGTCTTGTCGGTCAAATATGGCAAAGGGTGCGCTGCGTGTGGTGGTCTTGCCGAAATAGTTGCAGCCGTGCATCTTCAGGCTTTTCTCGCGCCGCCCCCCCTCGCTTGCCATAAGCCCCATGTATGGAACGCTGTTATGATCCCTTGCCCAGTCGTTACACGGCTTTTCCTTGAGGTAGTAGCAGCAGCGGTCAGACACTTTGAACGGTGCTGCCTGATATCCAAGAGCTGCACCTTCTGCATCTGCGCCGCCAAACAAGTCAAGCCACTTCTGCGGCAGTTTCATTCGGCTGTTCTTTTGCCAGCCGCCGTATTCTCCGGTCTCACCGGTAATGATTGCATGGCGCACGGTGGCGTTTTTTTCTGTCGGGTTTTGCAACAGCATGATCTTGCCCGCCTTTTCTTTGCTGATGACCGGCCAGCCAAACTCCTGTAAGACCTCCACCTTGCTTTTCAGCGGCTTCAGGAACACGAAGGATGGAGCCTCGCCATCGCCCATCCAGTTTTTGTATTCGGATGCCATCTCTGCTGCAATCTGCTTATGCACCTTCTGAACGCCCTTGCCCTCCAGCGATGAGCAGGACACACAGGTGACGGGAAGCCCGATGCTCTCCAAAAAGTAATGCAGCGTGATGGAATCCAGACCGCCCACTGACAGATGAACGCCCTTGTAATGATCCTTCGCCCAGCAATAGAACGCTTCTGCCATTTCCTGTGCGTGCGCAATCTTGCGCTTGTATTCCCACTTCTGCATCGTCTGAAAACGCTCGATGTTCGCCATGGATCCGTTTTCAGCCATAATTTCCTGAACGGTTTTCATTTGTCTCCTCCGTTTTTTGCCCAAATATTTTTTCTTGCCTTTCTCCCGGTGCTTGTCATCGTAGCCGTAGTGGTAGACCCTGCCGGACACGCTCATTTGCCGGTTATAGTCTGTCTCTTTGGCGTGTTCTTTGCGCCAAGCGGCAAACTGCGGACAGTGGTCGTGACAGGCAGGGTGCCGGTCTGGGCAGTCTTTGCAGGGGTTAAGGATTTTCATTTTTCTGAACCTCCGGCATCGGCATCCATCTTGGATAAAGCTGCGGGTCAACTGCCACAAAATCCCACGGCGCAGCTTGAGCAAATTTAGCGCCCATAAAGACAGCGATCACTTTCCCGTATGCGGCATCCTTTTCCGTCGGTTGGTTCTCTGACGTCTTGCGCCAGTGCATCCTGTTTGCAAGGTGGAGCAGCTCCACGGCTTCGTTCATCTGCTGTTCATCTTCACAATGGATGGTCACGTCAAAATCACTGTCGTACATGCGTTCCTTTCCATCTTCACCAAAGGTCACAATCAATTCACCCATTTTGCAGCTCCTTTCTTGTTGGTTCGCTCGCCCGCAGCCTTGCAGCTTCACGCGGGGCGGTAGTGATATCGGCCTGCGCCTGCTTCAAAAACTCGGCACGGCGGTATGTAAGATCAGGAATTTCAGCCAGCTCGGCCAGCCCACCAACGCTTCCGGCGTACCGCTTTGCCGACGGTGGAAGCTGGTCATACAGGGCTTGCAGCTCTTTCTGCCCATCGCTGCGCAACAGACCGCCCTTTTCGTCAATGCCGGTCACCATCGGGAACTTGCGCCAGCTCAAAAACGTCTGTGCTTTATGCGCGGCAGCGGCCAGAGCATCCCACTCGGCAGAAGGGTCAAGGCTCTGGGAAAGCTGCTTAAAGATGTCAGCTACCGTGATAGGGTAGACGCACACCCGGTTTGCAGCCAGAAAAGCCCTCTTGACAGTATCGCCGTCATAATCGCCAAACTGGTAAGCCCACACGTCAATGGTGGTTTCCATTTCCTCGTCGGTCAGAGGCTTTGCCCCAAGCTTATACAGCGTGAAATTCATTCGGATCAGCTTTGCCACGTCCTCCCGTGTCATGTTTCAAACCCTCTTTCTCGATCCATCTTCGCCAGCACCCGGGCAAGCTGGTCGTCAACCGTTTCGGACGGTTGCTTGACTCGCGGTCTGGCTTGTCGGCTTTGTTCGTTTTCCGAAACGTCCCCCGGCGTTTGAATTCCATCCCGCTGCCACCCGGAAAGAATGCCGTTTATGTAGTTCCATGACCTCTTCCCAGCTTCTGCGGCCTTATCAATCGCCAGCAAAATCATCTCTGTGCTGTACTCCTGCCGCCACTTTTGCAGCTTGTCCAGTGCAGAGCGTGGGAAGTCCCCAACGGCCTGCTGATAATGCTGGACGATTTTAGAAAGTTCTACGTCAACTGCGGCGGGGGCGGCGCTATTATATACACCACCGTTAGGTGATATAACATTAACAGTATCATTACCATTAACATTAACAGATTCAGCCGGATTTGCCGCGTTTTGCTGTTTTTGCTCGGCAAAATCGGCATTTGCCGGATTTGCCGCGTTTTGCTGACGTTTGACGTTTGTTGCTTCTGCACCTTTTCGCCCTGCAGCGGAACGCTTTTCTCGCATTTCATCCCACTTTTTATCGTTTTCTTCCAGAGCGTCAGCCATAAAGTCCCATGCCATCACAAGCATCGGGTCTTCAAATTCCGGCTGTTCAGGAAAATCGAGCAGCGCCTCAAAAATGCGGCCTTTTTGTTCCAAGGATAGGCGACGCAGCGGTTTTTTCCATGACTTGTAGAGAATTAGACTCTTTTTTTCTATCTCTTTCGTTTCGGCTCACCTCCTTCCGCACGCCCGTATAGCCAGATAGAGCAGCTCTTGAGATGTGTCAGTCTTTGCTTACGTCAATCCCAGTGATTTCTTTGAAAATCGCCGCATCGAAGTTTGGCAAACCAAAAATAACGTTTCGATCATCGGCACTAAGCCCTGCCCACCACTTCTGGGCGTTGTCCGCTGTGGTGCGCTCCTTCAAATAACCGCCAGTCGTTTCAGCTTCAGGGTGCGCTGCCTTTTCTTCATCGGTCATATCAGACAGATAAACGTATTCAAGCTGGCAATCGTCAATATCGTTCAGCAAACGCCGGGCACGGCAGTTAAACCACCGCTCAAACGTCCAGTCGGTAGGCTTGTTGAACATATAGATTTTGGGCGATACCGTATTGAAACAGCCATTGGAAAAGGATGTAGTGTTCCAGTCGCCGCTGTTCCAGTCGCCGCTGTTGCAGTTGCCGCTGTTCCAGTCGCCGATGTTGCAGTTGCCGCTGTTCCTGTCGCCGCTGTTCCAGTTGCCGCTGTTCCTGTCGCCGCTGTTCCAGTTGCCGCTGTTCCAGTTGC